GCCTACTGATGAGTGCTTTTTAATTAAGCCTCTCAGAGACTTATATCATGCAGATAAGAGTAAGACTAAAGAGAAGTTTATGCAGCAACTAAGTGTTGTGTATTTCTTAGTTGACCCAAGGTCTTCTTATAACTATATCCTCAACGAGGATGATAGATTAAAGGAGATTATTATACAGGAAGGTCTACCTAAAGACTTTAAGATTGATGGTAAACTCTCAGAAGCCATTGAGATTTATAAGAAACACATCATCACCTCTTCTTATCTACTTCTTCAAGACACGAAGATAGCAGTTGATAATGTAAGAACATTCTTGAGAAATGTAGACCTCACAGCAACTGATGATAAAGGTAAACCTGTGTATACAATTCAGAGTGTTACATCAGCCATTAAGCAGATACCTCAGCTAGCTAAAGACCTTATGGAAGCAGAGAAAATGATTACTAAGGAGATTGAGGAACAAGGTAGAGCTAGAGGTGGTAATGATGCTAAGAGTTTATTTGATGACGGTATAAGCTTAGATTAATATGAATGCATTACAATTATTCATTAGAGCTTTAGAAGAAAGACTAAATACTAATGGTACTCACAGGGGTAGTTATATTCTCAAGCAGAATGTAGAAACAGGTACCTTTAAAGCCTATAAAACATATATCCAAGAAGTATGGTTAGTAGATGGAGATAATAAGCAATTAGTAGCTAAAGCTGAGGTAAAAGCAAGAACCACTAATGATAATGAAAAGAATGATGTTCTTGAAAGCTTATACTACTTAACTATTATGGAAGTATTAAAGTATTATGGAATTTAATTATGATATATATGAGTTCAATGAATACCAGTCTAGTCTTGAAGAACTCAATATAGAAAGGTATCCTGAAGAAATTCAAGAGCAATTCTTTGACTTCATAAATAATGTTCCTTTTATTAAGTACTTGGTATCTAAAGATAGACCACATGCTAAAGACTTACCAAGAGATAAGGAGGGTAAAGTAATATTTGATGTTACTCACCCCCCTCTCTTGGATAATATGGAGTACTTTAGACCTTCTGCTATTCAGTTTAAGAAGACTGGTAGGTTTACTGATTTAAGACCTAATCCTAACCCTAATAGTGAATATGGTAAGTGGATTAGAGAGGAAATCAGAAGATGCTATGAGGGTATGGTAAGACCTTCTGATGGTATGTGGATTACTGGAGATATGTACTTCATGTTAAATTACTTTCCTATGTTTATTACCAAGATTACAGGTAAGAGTAAGAAAGGTGAAAGAATCATAGATTTTCCTGAAGTATGGGAAGGTATTAACATGAGACTACATTATATAGACCAAGCTATTAATGGTGGTATATATAACCCCGAAGGAGGACAAAATGGATGTGAGATTAGTTCCAGAGGTAAGAGTAAATCTTATACTATGGCATCTATGATGTCTAAGAGGTTTGTATTAGGAGAATCAAAGGAAGTTAATAAGGGTGTCAAATGTATGGCTACTGCCTATCAAAAGCAGTATCTTACATCTGATGGTATCCTTAATAAGTTTCAAGCAGGTATAGACTTTTTAGCTCAGAATACTCAGTTTCCTAAGCATAGACTTAAGTCTTCTATTCAAGATATGGCTTGGAAGATGGGATATGTAGACCTTGATACTGGTACTCAAAAAGGAACTCTTAATGAAGTTATTGGTGTATCTGCTAAGGATGACAGTTCTAAGGTCAGAGGTAAGAGACAAAACCTTATAGTTATTGAGGAGTTTGGTTCTTTTAGAAATGTCTTGGAGCTATATAATATCCTTATTCCTTCAGTACAGGAAGGTGATATTTCCTTTGGCACTATGTATATGATTGGTACTGCTGGTGATGATGAATCTGATTTCCAAGGTGCTCAAGAAATTGTATATAATCCTAAGGGTTATAGAATGTATGGCTTGCCTAATGTATTTGATAAAGAAGGACAAGGTAGAAAGGATATTACTTTCTTCTTCCCTGGTTATATAAATAGAAAAGGATGTTATGATGAGAATGGTAATTCAGATGTCACCAAAGCTTTATTGGAAATTCTTGAGAATAGGTACAGAGTTAAGTATAACTCTACAGATATTAACTCTATTACCAAGACTATTGCTGAGATACCAATTACTCCACAGGAAGCTATCCTCAGAACAAAAGGTAACTTATTCCCTATCACTCAATTAAATGAGAGATTAATAGAGTTAGATAGTAATCCTAAAGAGTATAATGATGTGTATGTTGGTACACTAGTACAAAGAGGTGATGGAACTGTAGAATTTAAGCCTACTGGAGAAGTACCTATTAGAGAATTTCCTACTAAAGATAATAAGGTAAAAGGTGCTATTGAGATATTTCAGATGCCAGAGAAAGACAAGAGTGGAAAAGTCTTTGGCAATAGATATATCTTAGGACATGACCCTGTTGATGATGATACTTCTAACACTATGTCATTAACTTCTACCTTTGTTCTTGACTTATTTACTGATAAGATAGTAGCTGAGTATACTGGAAGACAAGATTATGCTGATGATAACTTTGAGATAGTAAGATTATTATGTATGTTCTATAATGGTAAGTGCCTTTATGAGCAGAATAAGAAAGGTATATTTGCTTACTTTAGTCAAAGAAATTGTACTCACTTATTGGCAGATACTCCTACTTACTTAAAGGATAAGCAAATTATCAAAGAGATAGGTTATGGTAATAAGGCTAAAGGTGTTAATGCTATTGTTGCAGTTAATAATTACGCTAATGAACTTATAAAGAATTGGCTTATTAAACCTGTGCCTATTATAGTTAAAGAAGATGGTGAGGATAAAGAAGTTACTGTACCTAATTTACATTTTATAAGAAATAGAGCTTTACTCAAAGAACTTATATTATTTAATCCTGATATAAATGTGGATAGAGTAAGAGCACTGGGTATGGTTATGCTTTATAGACAAGAGTTTATGATTCTCTATCAAGGTAATATTAGTGCCTCAAGAAATGAAGAAGCAGAAGCTAGTAGTCTTGCTAATGACCCCTTCTTTACTAAGAACTATGACCAAAGGTTACTCGGTAAATTTAGCCAAATTAAGTAGTATTGATAAGGAAATTCTTTAATATATTGTGTATTTAGAGAATATAGAGTACCTTTGCAGCGAATATATAACATATTTAATTGAATAATTATGAGTGATTTTACAAAATGGCCTAAACAGAAGTTATCCTTCACTTCTAAGAACAAGAAGTGGAGAAAATCTCATCTGGATTGGGCAGACAAAAAGACATTCTTTAATTATTCTCCTGTCAGGAAGAGCACTATTCATAAGAAGATTAATTATGATTTGCTCAATGGTAAACTTCACATGCAAGACCTTGAAGCTATCATTAATCCTGAGAGTTTACAGGCAGGTTTTATACCTGAGAGATTACAACATTATCCTATTATGAACTCCAAGCTTCAAGTACTTAGAGGTGAGGAGTCTGCTAGGGTGTTTGATTTCAAGGCAGTAGTTACTAATCCTAATGCAATCTCTGAGATAGAGAATAACAAGAAGGAGGAGTTGATAGCAAGACTACAGCAACTAATTCAAAGTAGTTCTGAGTCTGAAGATGAATTTAATCAAGAGCTTGAAAAGCTTAATGATTATTACACCTATCAATGGCAAGACCTAAGAGAGATTAGAGCTAATGCACTATTAAATCACTACACTAAAGAACTTAATATCCCCAACATCTTCAATGAGGGATTTATGGATGCTATGGCAGTTGGTGAGGAGATTTATCAGGTAGATATTGTAGGTGGAGAACCTACATTAACTAGACTGAATCCCTTAAAAGTAAGAGCCTTTAAGTCTGGCTATAGCAACCGCATTGAAGATGCGGATATTATTATTCTTGAGGATTATTGGTCTCCAGGTAAAATCATTGACTATTTCTATGATGTACTCTCAAAGAAAGATATGGAGTACATTGAGAATATGCCTGACCACTTAGGTCAGAGTACTGTAGACTCAATGGACAACTATGATGACAGAATGGGCTTTGTGAATAACTTCATGGTAGGAGATGAAATTACTTCACAGAATGGTTTCTTTTGGGACCCACTTGGTACAGCAGAAGGAATTAGCAATAATCTTATGCCTTATGACTTAGCAGG